CACGATTATGTCGGCCCTGGCCGAGATGGAGCGGGCGATCATTGCCGAGCGTCAGAAGGACGTTCATCGTGACCGTCGCGAGAAGGGCAAGGAGTGGGGCGTAGACGTTGGGCCCAAGACAAAGGTACCCGTTGACGTTCGCCGTCGCATCCTCGAGCTTCGCGAGAAGGGTGTGTCATACGCGAAGATTGCCGACGCGCTCAACGCCGACAAGGTACCTCCGGTACGCGGTGAGAAGTGGCACGCTGGGACCGTCCATCGTCTTGTCAACGGCCTCAAGGATAAGCGGCTAGAGGACGACGAGGAATAGTAGCGGAGCCGGGGCGCTCGCGCACCCCGGCCCCAACAGATGCCTCTCTCCCATTGGCCCAAGACATCTTGCTGTGTTTATACTACACAGTCTTTTGTACACAAGGCCGCTTTTAGGCAAATCTTTTAGCGAGCAAATCTCGTTGCAATTCCCCAGTCAACCTCTCCAGTCGAGACGGCCCTGGGCATCAGAATGTAGTTTTTGATCTCGGCACGTGAACCAAGGCCATTGATCTCCAGACCACGTTCCGACAGCTTGCGCTGGAACGCAATCTGGGTCATCGGCTTCTCTCCACGCTCCTCAGACCACACGCGATAGACGGCGTAGATTGCCTTGATTGGCGTAGATGCCCCGTCCACCTCCTTGGTCTCCTCGGACATGAAGAATCCGATGCGGTCCTCGTTCTTGCGATAGATCTCGGCCGCCTCGCTGACGACGGAGCACCAGCCGAGTGCGTCTCTAGCGCTCGACCCGAGCAACTTTATTGCACCCTCAACCGCCCACGACAGCACGGCGGGAAGTCCGCCTTCTGGGTCGAAGAGATAGTGCTTGAGATCCGGGTCGGGATTCTCTGGGACCTTAGTCATCGGGACCGGTCGGATACGTCTCCACATCGCGTCATCGGTGATGATGGGTCGGTGGTTCGTTGTGATCCAGAGCTTCGCGCGTGACTGGAAGGTGAACGGCTTTTCTCCAGGCGAACGTGCCGAGATCTCAGACGAGCCGGTCAGCTTCTTTACCGAGTTCTCCTTCATGCGCTCAGACTCCGGCAACTCGTCAACCCACACGAGACGACGACCGCGAAGCTCGGCCCAGTGATACAGATCCGAGCCGTGCGCCTGGCCGTCTCCCTGCGCTAGGATGCTCGAGTCAAGTGGCCATGCGTACTGCGACGTACCCATCGCCTTGACAAGTGCCTCAACCAATGTGTTCTTACCCGAGCCGGGAGGACCGTAGACAAGGAACATGATGTCGTAGGTGCGCAGGCCAGTCAGCGAGTATCCCGCCGCCTTCTGCAGCCACTCCTGAAGCTCCTTGTCACCGCCTGTCGCAAAGTCAATGAATTGCTCCCAGCGCACGTTGCGGATGCCTGGGTTGTAGGCCACAGGCGCGCGGCGCGTAATGTACAGGTCGGGGCGCCCCTTGAGCAGCTCGCCCGTCCGCAGATCGATGACACCGTTGGCAACGCCAAGCAGCGTCTCGTCACTGTCCCATGTTTCAACGCCAACCTGCACGCGTGGGTCAGACGTCGCGCTTTCAATCGCACCGTTGATGCGGGCGTTTGACTTAGCCTGCTGCGCCCAGCGGATTACCTCGGACTGCTTGTCCGCGTCGTCGAGATAATGGACAACCTCGCTCGCAATGATCGGCGCAATCTTCTTAGAGAGTTCACGCATCTCGAGACTCTCAACATCGGGCTTCCAATATCCACCATCCCAGTGAAACCAGCCAAGCCCTGGAGTGTAACGGACTGCCGGGCCAAAGGAGTCAACAAGTCTTCGTCCATTTCCAGTGTCAGTAAGACTTCTCTTTCCTGGTTCCCCGCCTTCACCTTCGCTAAGAGCGTCAGGGTCGAGAGGGACGTCAATGTTAGAAAGGCTAGTTGCCGACGCCAACGAGTCGCCATCAACCATCGAACTATGGACGGCGCCACCGATAGTGCCAGGGAGGCTAGAAGAAGAATAACCAAAGCCTTCAGCGGGCTTGGTCTTTTGCTGCGCTGTTGCGAGTGACGCACGGCTCTCCTCTGTTGACTTGTCCGCCCACTGCTTGAGGCCAGGCCACAGGCGTTCAGTCTTTGGGTTGTCAATCACAAACTGTATCGCCCTACGGACGTGCATTAGCAGTCCACCGGGACCCTCAAGTTCCAACGGCGGGCGAACCTTCTCGGCGTTGAAGCGAATCATCATCGTCTCAACGGCGAGCCGACCCGCCTCGGTGTTTACAGGAAACTTGTTCGCCAACGCGCACGACAGGGAGTAGATGTCAACGGCGCGTGAGCCCTCGTCAATGCCCTCTGTAAGAAGACGATCGACGTCGATTCGCTCACCGGACCAGTCCAGCGAATCAAGGAAACCCCAGTCACCTTCACCAAGCGCCGTGCCGCTGCGAGATGAACCTTTCTTGCGGAGAGCCGTAAGCAGCTCCTCTGGCGCCTCGGCCATCTCGATTTCCCACGGCGCCTTGCCCGGCGCCCAGTTGTAGCAGACACCGGAGAAGTGGCGCGACGGCGCGATAAGCACGTAGCCGTTGTGCTTGATGTCAATTCCGCCGAGACCAGACTTCTTGAGATTGCCGACGAGCTGCTCGGCTTCGCTGCACCTATAGAATAGGTGACGACCTCGCACGGTCTTGCCGCCGATTGAGTACTCGCCGGTGATCGCCTCTACGGTTGGCGGAAGCGCTCCCTCGACTAGGGACTCGAACTTCTCAAACGAGTCGGGCCCGCCGGACCGTGGATCGATGTCGATGACAAAGAATCCGCTGGGGCGACAGAATACGGCGACGTTCTGCTCGCTGCCTTCAGGCCACCACTGCCTTACAACGTCAACGTCGCTCGTTGCCTGGCTGTTCCACTCGGCGATGCTCGGGTGCTTGCCAACGTCCTTGGGCTCGGCATGTGCGCCGCCGCACGTGCAGCGGCCGTTGTCAATTCCATAGCATGGAAGAACGTGCCAACCCCTGCCGGCGTACCACTCGGCGGCCGGTCCGAGTCTGCCCGTTGCTGATTCCCAGCCGCTCATTGCTTGGCGCCTGTCTTGCCCTGCAGCGAAACTATCCAAGCTACAGCGTCGTCGTAGGAGATGTACGAGCGTTCGCGACCCGTTTCTGTTCTGATTTTCAGCGCCGGGAGCTCACCCTGCGCTACTGCCCTAGCAACTACACGCTGCGGAATGCCGTGTAGTAAGGCTACCTTGCGGACGCTAAGCCGCTTCGCTACTTCTTGTGATTGCATCTAAGTTGTCTCTCGGGCCGTTGGAGAAGTGATCAATTTTGCACTTTTGTGACATTTGGGATTTGGACACTATACCAAGGAGACCTCGGTTGGCGTCACCTGCCAAGACTTTTCTTGGACAAAGTCCGGGGCAGACATAGTATCACAGAAGTGTACCGTACTTATACATGACGAGTATCAGTACATGTTATTGTTTGACCCGACGCATCGACATCAGTATCAACACACTACGTAAACGCAGAGGTACAAAGGCCATGGGCAAATTGTTTGATGACATCAAGAAAGAGCAAAACCAGAGAGGTACACGCTCTCGGATCGCGGAGATCTATGAGCTTCTCCCCGAGGACGAGCGCAAGGACTTCATGAAGGCACTTGATGATCACAGCATTCCAGCCTCCAATATCTCAAAGGCTATGGCAAAGCGAGGCCATAAGCTTGCGATCAACGTGATTAGCCGCTATCGCCGCGGAGAACTGACGACGGTCATCAAATGAGTCTTGCAGACGACATCCACAGGGAAGACGAGATTACGGAGCTCCGCAAGGCGCTCAAGCGAGCGCAGCAGGCTGAGTACAAGGCCAAGCGTGCAAACGAGACGATCACCGAGGCGGTCTACGCCGCGGCGCGTGAGGCGGCCATCGCGTCAGGCGGAGGCAAGCCGATCAAGATTGAGGCGAGGCCGAAGGACACCCGCAAGGGTAAGGCCGAGCACGCGTTGATCCACCCGACCGACTGGCAGCTTGGAAAGCGCACCGCAAATTACAGCATTGACATCTGCTCAAAGCGGATGGAGCAGTTTACGCAGAAGGTTATGGAGCTTACCGAGATCCAGCGCACTCACCATCCCGTGCGTGAGGCGACCGTTATGTTCGGCGGCGACATGGTCGAAGGAATCACAATCTTCCCAGGGCAGGCCTGGGAGGTCGAGGCGCATCTCTTCGAGCAGCTCTTTGAAACCGTGCGCATCGAGGAGATGATGATTCGCACCCTAGCCGCATTCTTCGACAAGGTGCACGTCGTCTGCGAGTACGGAAACCACGGCCGCCTCGGTCGCAAGGGCGAGCTACCCGCACACGACAACATCGATGCGATCTCCTACAAGATCACGGCAGACCGCACCAAGGACCTCAAGAACGTCACCTGGCAGATGTCGTCTGACTGGTATCAAATCGTAAGCGTCGGTAACTACAAGGCGCTTCTTGTTCATGGAGATGAGATCAAGTCGTTTGGTGGAGGTACGCCCGCATTCGGTATCCTACGTAAGTGCAATGCCTGGGCGACCGGCGTCGTGCCTGATTTCAAGGATGTCTACATGGGCCACTTCCACACACCGATGGCTCTTACGATGTCCAACGGTGGCCGCATCTTCGTGACCGGCTCGCCTGAGTCAGAGAATGTCTACGCCGCGGAGTTTGTGGCTGCCAAGGGTCATCCTTCTCAGCGGCTCCACTTCGTCGACCCCGAACACGGGCGCGTCACCGCCGAGTACGTCGTCTGGCTTGACTAGCAATCTTGAGGAGCACGACTACCTAGTAGTATGTAGTCAATGCTAAAGAACAAGTCAACCGGCAAGGATACCCGCAAGAAGATCGTCAAGGCCGCGGACTCCGCAGCTGCCCAGCGGTTGTCAGAGAACGGCATCAACGAGCTCGTAAGACTTGGAGCAGTGTGGGCAGGCATCCTCGACCTCGAGGATCCGATACCCGCATCCGAGGTTGCGGCAATGCTCAGTGCTCACGCTCTCGTGCGCGGTACAACGCTGATCGACGCAGATCCGCACTGGACCGATGCCGCAACGTACGCCGTTCTTGCCGCGTGCAGCGAACCTCGAGTGGAGCTTTTTGAACAAGACGTCGTCTTCGCAGAAGATGAAAAGAAGAGCTTTCCGGTTGGATTCAGCAAGCCAGAGTCTGATTCGTAGGAATAGACACCGCTCTCTTTAGATAGAATCTACAGGTAGCGCTGTGGAATGGAGGTCTGGTGCCCTGGCCTAATGATGTCGTGACAAGAACCGTCACGGGCACGTATCTTAATGGCTCCGGAGAT